TTCCACTTATACTTGCAGTAAACGATAGTAAACTTTCGTATGGAGTATAGGAAGCAGATGTGATAGAAGCAGTAAATGTATTTAATCCCATCATATCCGTCAAACTCATAGTAAATTGATTACTACCAGTTAACTGTGTTCGTATTGTATATGAGTTAGATTGAGATATGTAATATGCTAGCATTATCTTGATTTATATATTAAAAACACCAACTTACATAAAAATCGTTAAATAAAAAAACCCCACTCCGAAGAGTAGGGTTAATATTTTTAGTGTTTATACCGAATGATATTATGCAGGAGAACCATAAACTACTGTGTAGTTTGCAGTTAATCCACCTAATGCATTTTCCGTAGTACTTCCAGATAAGAATTGAGCAGGGAATTGTTCTTGACCTGTGAAAGTTAGAGAGTATCCGTAAAGGTCTCCTAACGCTCCACCAGTTTGAATTGTTCCACCAGTCATATCAGCACCTTCTTTTTTACCTACTAAGAACGCATCACCATTGTTAGTCCAAACGATTATTTGAGGTCTACCATAAGCCATAAGCTTTAATTGAGTAGTCATTTCGTTTGTTAACTTCTTTAAGTTTAGAGTTAATTCTTGTGAAAAGAATGTAGTTCCGTTCTCTCTTGAAGTGTTAACAGTTTCAGTATATGCACTAGTTCCTTTCAATTCGTAGTAATACAAAATTGAGCCAGAAGGAACACCTGACACCAATCCTGATGGAGTTGCTGTTTGAGCTGCTGTTTCTGTGAAAGACCCCGTAGTATAGTTGATAAAGTAAACACCCTGTAAACCACCGATGCTTTCTTTACATACTTCGTTTCTTCCAAGAGTTAATGAACAAGGCATATATTAATTTTTTAGTTTTGTTATTAAAAAAGGTGGGTGTTGAGACCCACCCTTTAATTAGTTTTTATTAGTAAGCTCCGTAGTATACGATGTCTTGACCGATACCGAATTGAGTACCACCTGTGTATCTCATTACAATTCTGTAATTTTGAGAACCATCAATGTTAGCCATATCGATAACTTTTACTTCGTTGTAATCAGATAATAAACCTGTACCGAAGAATAAGTTTGATTTTTGTGCTGCTACAATTTTAGAAGAAGCCATACCAGGACACCATACGATTTCAATACCATTGAAGTTGAAAGGCTTCTCACCTACGTTCATTTGGTTGTTCCATCCGTTTGCACCGATAGCACCACCTGCTAAAGCTTGTTGGTATGCTTTTGCTACATCAGTAGATACATACAACAATACATCAGGCTTACCATATACTGTATCAGGAATAGTGTTTACAACTGAATTTAATTTGTCTAACACGTTAGCCGCAGTTACACTACCAGAAACGATAATAGAACCACTCTTAGCTGCTAATACTGCACCTGCACCACCTGCTGCAATAGATGCAGAGAATGCTGTTTGGAAACCACCGAATTGTCCGTTGGTTGCAGTTGAACCTTGCCAAATAGATGTTTCAGTTGCTTCTGCTACTTTACCACCTACATAAGAGATTAAGAAATCGTTGAAGTTCTTTGGAATTTCATCGAATGCAGAGAAACCTAATTGTAAAGCTTCCCATGAATCTACGAATTCTTGCTTACATAATAGTAAGTTAACTTGTAACTCTTTTGGAGTTAATACTTGTTCAGAAATAGCTACACTACCTGAAGTTGTGAAATCACATGAAGCATCTTGTACGATACCACTCACGTCTAATTTTTGGATTACAGATTTGAACTTCACGTTTGGCATGATAGTTACAAGCTTCTTATCCAAAGTGTTTGCACTTAACAACGCTGCTGCGATGTAACCACTTGCTGCTTCACCTGCGTAGGTAGAAGTCACACTTGGTAATGCGAAATTTTGTCTTGCTTTCATTTTTTTAATTTAAATGATTGTTAATAATTTTATTTATAAAGTTTAGATAAGAAAGAAGATTGTGCATCTTTTGATTTCTTACCATAATTTTTTCTGTTTAAGTCAGTTGATAATTTTGTAGCTTCGTCTGTTGGAGCACCATCTAATTTAGGTAACTCTTCTTCTTCCATTGCAACTTCTTCTGCAACTTTCTCATCTACTGGAGGCATCATAGTCTCTTCCATCTTCATCATCTTCTTTTCCATCTCTTCAATTCTGTAAGCCATGTCTTGCATCATCTTACCTAAATCCATTTCTGATTTATCTTCTTTGGTTGCATCTTCTGGTAAAGTTTCTACCTCATCGGTTTCTTCTTCCATTTTCAATGTTCCTGATTTGATTTCACCAGCTACTTCAGGTACTTCGTCATCCTTTGTATAAGTGCCTGCCTGTGGAATGTCTTTAACTTTCTCATCAGCCATTTCAACTTCTACGTTTTCTCTTTCAACGATTTTACCTTCTTCGGTTTTTACTTTGAACATAGTTTCTTTACCTTCTTCATCCTTCAACATTAAGTCATGGAATCCGTTAGGTGCTGGAGTTTTAGTTCCATCTTCTGAAACTACAAATAGGTCTTCACCTACATCGAATGTTGCAGATTCAACAATTGTTCCGTCTGCTAATTTTGCATAAGTTAATTCAACTTCTGTTTTTGATAAAAGTGACATTATCTTATTTAATACTGTTTTTGAGTTCATATTATAATTGTTTGTAAGGTAAAAACACCTTATGTTTAAAAAATAGTTATTTTTAGTTTATTTAATCTACAAACAGACAGCTTGTGCACAATCTGAGGATGGTGCTTTTATACCACAATACGTTCCTGTATTAGTTCTTCCAATTAAAATCCAACATATAGGAGTTTCGTATCCTGGTAATGTAGTAGCACTGAATGGTTCTATAACAGGTCTAATTGCTTGGCCTGCTGTTAACGTAAGAGGTGTATCAATTTGTAAAGAACTTTGTGTTCCACCTCCACATGGTTCAACTATCCAAAATTGAGATGTATATGTTGGAGCTGGAAATATTTTAACTCCACCTTGTCTTATCTCAGCTACATCTGATGAACCAACTTTTAAAGTTGCATCATCAGTTCCTAATTCTATTGCCATATTATACTATTATATATAAAGTTTGTGAATTTGGTGTTATCAACGCGTATTCCGCAGTTGTCAATGTTACCATATTTAATACAGGTAATAAAGATGATGATACAGGAGTTATGTTTGTAACTGCTTGTCCTGTAAGAGACCCTGATACTACATTGATTGAGCCGGTTACATTTACATTGTCATAAAATTGCCAGTCACCATCAAATCTTGCTTCAATAGTTCCATTACCATCTGCAATAATAATATTGTTACTAAATGTTTCACCTGAACTTCCTTGATATCTACCTAATATAACATTTCTACTACCTGATACATTTTGACCTGCATTATCACCTATAAAAGTATTAAAACTTCCACTTGTTCCATTACCAGCATTCCTTCCTATTGCAACATTACTTTCAGCACCTGCAATATTATTAAATAATGCACCACCACCAATTGCAACATTTCTAATACCAGTAGTATTTTTATTTAATGCACCAATACCAATAGCCACGTTTTGTCCACCTGTTGTATTTTCAGTTAATGTATTTGATGCAATAGCCACATTTTCAACTCCACTAGCGAATTGTAATGTATCATATCCAATTGCCACGTTTTGATTAGAACCACTTGCAAATCTCATTGCACCGGCACCAATTGCAATCGAATTAGTATTTCCTAATGCTAATGGTGATGCTCCTGCTAATCCCAATCCCAATGCATTCAAACCTAAGTATACATTAGTATCATTACCACTTCTATCAACGAATATCATACTACCTGACATAGTTAAACTACCAGTTATAGTTTGATTACCATTGAATGAATTACTTCCAGTTGTTGCGAAACCTACAGTAGATACTCCAGCTCCATTTACTAATAAACTACCTGATATACTTACTGCACCTTCAAAGAATGAGTTAGACCCTGTATCAATTAAGAAACCTGTCTTTCTACCTGTTGTAGAGTTTGTACCTGTACCTACTGAAAAGATTACATCGGATGTTTTATTCCTTATACCATCGTCTGCATTAAATCTACCAAAGAAAGCTGAACCATATGTACTTGTTGTTCCACTACTAGAACCGGTTACTATTAAAGTATTACCAAAAATTATATTTGCAATTGCAGCTTGATTACTACCTGCACCTGTTGAGTTTGAAAATATTGTATTATTTTGTCCACCAATAGTATTGTTATTAAATTGTGGTTGAGTACTTACACCAGCATCTCCTATACCAGTTACTAATATTGTATTATTTTGTCCACCAATGGTATTTCTACTTACTGTAATTTGACCTCTTCCTAAACTTGCAGTATAATATTGATTGGTTAAAGTAAAATTAGAATCATTTATAATATTATTTTGTATAACTGCTGCAGATGAACTTAAATTTAATGTAACTGTACCAGCCATACTATTATTAGAAAAATTAACAGATGAAGTAAGGTTATCATTTTGAGCAACAACATTAAGATTTCCTTGTATTAAGTTTCCTGTAGCTGTAAATCCACTAACTATTCTTTCAGCTCTGTTCAATGCCCCTATTCCCAATTGTATAGTTCCTGCATTGTAGTTATTACCAATACTCCACGCAGAAGAACTAACTGGCCCTCTAAATGTATATGAACCTGGTCCAACATTACCCGACATTACTACCGGAAATGCCATTGATGAACTTATTTGTGGTAGTCCAGTTGTGTTATATATGTTATTACTTCCACCAATATATCTTTTAAATCCGGCAGTTGGTGCTGCACCATTTACAAATATATTTCCACTACCAGATATAATTGTGTCAGGTGTATTACTATTTGTTTTGAATATAAAGTTTCCAATACCTGCTGCTGATGCTGATAAATGTAAAGATGCAGAAGTAAATCCTTTTGCAACTAACATCATAGACCCAGATGCATCTGTTATTGTAAAGAAGTTGCCAGAGTTATCTATTAAAGTTTGGTCACCTGTGAATGTGTTCGAACCTGTCGTTGCAAAACTACCTGTGTCAATGCTTCCACCTCCACCAGGTATTGTTATCGATGCAGTTCCTGCACTTAATGTTGCAGTTACACCTGCACCATTAAAATCAAATGATGTTGCGTTTCCTAATATAGTACCTTCGTCTTGTACTGATATTGTTCCACCACCTCCTGCAAAAGAAGATGTAGCAACTAATGTAGATATGTTTCCTACTCCACCTGCCCATACATATCCTTCTTGTAATGATGCAGTTAGTGTTCCTAATATATTTTGGTCACCTGTAAATGTATTACTTCCTGTTGTTGCAAATCCAGTACCTGTTACAATTGCATCTATTCTGCTATCAACTGATTGTGAATAGTCAACAAAGTTTGTTACTGATGATGATAATAAACCAGAAGGTAATCCTCCACCAAATGAACTGGTTGCAACTGTTGATGTTTTACCACTTGAATTACCTACCCATACATATCCTTCTTGTAATGATGCAGTAAATGTTGAGTTTACATTTAAATTTGAGTCAACATACATTCTATTAAAGAATGAGTTACCCCATACACCACCTTGATTTTCAATTAACCATAGTTGTTGTTCTAAACCACTACCAGTAACTCTAAAATCAAAGTTTTGTAAATTTTCAGAAGTACCTAATCTTAATTTTGTTCCAGTACCATTTGAATATAAAAATCCAGCAGACCCAGTTATTATTTGGTCAGCTACGAATATGTTACTACCAGTTGTTGCAAAACTACCTGTATTGATTGTGCTACCGCCACTTCCTGTGTTTACTGTAATATTGAATGTACTCGCGTCACCTTTGGTAAATGTAATTGTGTTAAGATTTACCGATGCAGTTACTAATGAACTTGCAGTTATTGCAGAAGTTACATATGATGCAGTTGCATTTATTAAACTATCTACTTTACTATCGTTAGATTGTGTGTATTGATTGAATGATGTACTACTTACAAATGATGCAGTAGTTATTTCAATAGGTTGATTAGTTGAACCACCAACCCACATTTTGCCTGTATCTAAACCTGGTAATTGTGCAGGACCTGGGTTTAATACCAATCCTTTTCCACCACTACCACCTTTGGTTATTACACCTAATAATTGAGTAACTGAATTGCTACCTGATGGTAAGTTAATTGAATATCCACCAGTACCTTCTGCCACATATATTGATTGACCTGCTACATAGCCTGTCAAATCTATTCCTTCTATTAAACCTAATACAATTGCATTTGTAGTATTTGCTGCACCGATAGTTTCATTTGATATGAACGTAACAGGCATTTTAGCCGGATTACTTGCATCTGCTTTGAATACTATTGGATTAGCACCTTGACTACCACTAATATATAATGGGTCTCCTTTTGTAATACTCTCACCTGTATAAACTACTTCAAATATTGTTGTTCCTGCACTTCCACTTATATCAGGTATAACTACACCAAATGTAGTCGTATCACCTTTTGTGAATGTTAAAGTATTTCCTGCAAAAGATGCAGTTACTAATCCTAAACTTGCAGAAGTAAATAAACTTGCAGTTGCAGAATTTAATGAAGAAGTTACACTTGCTAATGTTGTGTCCTTTGTTTCTTGTGATGCAGTAAATGCATTCAATGAAGTTATATCATTAGAAGATGTTGAGTAAGACCCAGTAGCTGCAATCAATGCATCTATTTGAGATTGTTGTCCGGCATCTACCGCTGCTACTGAACTACTTATTGCGTAACTACCAGTTGCGTTAATTAAAGAGTTTACTTTATTATCATTAGACGATGTGTATGCGTTAAATGATGAAGTAGTTACAAAACTACCTGTGTTGATTGTTGAACCACTCACATCAGGAATAACAACTCCAAATGTAGAACTATCTCCTTTTGTAAATGTTAATGTGTTTCCACTAAATGAAGCAGTTACTAATGAACTTGCAGTGATTGTAGATGTTACATAACTACCAGTTGCTGCAATCAAAGAATTAATTTGTGATTGTTGAGATGCAGTTGATGCATTCAATGATGAAGTTACATTTGCAAGAGTTGTATTCTTTGTATCTTGTGAAGCAGTGAATGCATTTAAAGATGTAATATCAGTTGTACCACCTCCACCACTACCAGTATTTACTGTAATATTAAATGTACTTGCGTCACCTTTTGTAAATGTAATTGTATTTAAATTCACACTTGCAGTAATTAAAGAACTTGCAGTAATTGCAGATGTTGCATAACTTGCAGTTGCGTTAATTAAAGAATTTACTTTTGCATCATTAGACGATGTGTATGAATTAATAGACTGAGTATATGCATTGAAAGATGCAGTACCAACAAAAGCAGTTGTTAAACTAGCAGTAAAGTTATTTAATGACTGAGTAGTTTGATGTATTGAATCTAAATCAGAATTAGTAGATGCTGTATATGAATTGAATGAAGATGAATTTAATTTAGTTCCATCTTGCTCAATATTAATAGAAGCAATTGCTCCGTTTACATTTGGAACAATACTTGCACTAACTAATCCGTAGAAATGTAATCTTGTCGAAGTTCCTTGTACAATACCATTATCTGCAATCTGATTTACCGATGCAGTGAATAATTCTAAATTTAGTGTTTCACTTTCTAATGCATCTAATCGTACATCAGCAGACTGTGTAAATGCATTAACACCTGTATTGATTGTTAATTGTGATGCAGTGAATTGATTCAAAGCAGTGAAAGCAGGTTGTTGAGAAGATGTAAATGCTTCTAACGCATCTATACTACTATTCCAACTTGCACTATCTTGATTGTATCCTAACTCATCTACAAGAGAGTCAATCATATCAACATTAAATGCTCTTAAATCAGCCGGAGTGATTGCTCCTGTATTATTATTTGGGAAGGAAGTATTGTTTTCAACCTTCAATGCCTGTTTTGAAATTTCAGCCATGTTATTTTAATTATTTATTAGTCTAATATTATGTCGAAACCTTCACTATAACCATCTGAAAAACCACCACCCTTTGTTCTATTAGGAGATTGAGTTTGGCCTATTCCTTGGTTCATAAGAAAACCATTACAACATTTTACATCGTAAGTGTTACTTTCCAAGCAAAGACATCCTTGTCTACTATTTTTAGGGGATGATAATCCTTTTGTTGGCCCAATATAAATGCCAGAGTTATTCTCTCTATTGACAGAATAACGAAGGTTTCCATTTCTACTATTGCTCCATTTACCACTCATTGATTGTATTTCATTAAAAACACCGATAACCTAAAAAATCGTTATGACTGCTGTTGTCTCTTCAATGCTTCTCTATGTAATAAATTCTTTAATGTAGTTTCATCGGATTTAAATGCAAGATATAATAGACACTTCTCTAATGCCTGTTCGGTTACCCAATCTATCCTACCATATTGTCCGTCTGCAAGTTCAATAAGCGTTTGGTAATTTCCCCACTTTTTTCCAAAATTGATTTGATGTTCGGTGGCAGTCCCTCCACCTTCAAATACTTCAGGGTAGCGCTCAACAAGTCCGTTAACGTATTTACAAAAAAAAACAGAGTACCAAATTGCACATCCATATTAACATTAAGAAATAACTTATCGTCTATCTCTCCTTTGTATGGCTCTATCGAATACATATCACCTTTCTTATCTGTGATAGGCCTGTATAGTATAGACATTATCTTTGGCCAGTTATCATCAATAGTTAGTTGTCCAAACTTACTAATATCCACATACGCACCATATGTCATCTGTGATAGGTTAGGTTCAAATCCATATTCCTTGCCGTCTATCTTAATTATTTTCTGCAAGGGGTATTCTGTATTGTTTACAAATCCTTCTAATGCAAGTCTTACTGTGTTGTAATCCTCAATAGATAATGAGTTAATGTATTCAGCGTTTAATCCACATAAGTGAGATAACATCAAAGCAGTTTGTGCTTCTTCGTCATCACCATAGTTCTTCATATCCTTTTGCAGGGTTAGATACTTCTTTAAACTTACACCACTCCAATCAGTTGGAACCGTAAGGGTTATTTCCTTGACCATATAATAATTTTATTATGTTACTTAATTTTTTTGTCTTTGCTTCTTCGTTATTCAACTTTGCTTGCATCATAATCATTTTTGCCTGTAAATCCTCATTTTCCTGCTGTAAACTCTTAACATAGAGTATTAGCTCTTTGATTTCCTCTTCATTCCAGAGGTTTTGATTAGTATTTGTATTGTCCAATTGATATTGCATATGTTCCTTTCTTTTGTGCTTTCTGTGATAACTTCATCATACAACAATACCTTGCCGCATCTATTAAGTGGTCTAATCCACCTTCAGGGTTATCGGTTGTATATCCGTATTTGTCAGTTGCATATTGATAAGCATACATCTCATTGATTAAGTTCTGTGATTTGTTATGTATGAATATCTTATGATTCTGCATTACACCTATACCAAACTTAATACTATCCTTTCCTTTTACAACAGGCTTAATATTAAATCCACTTCTATATAACTCTTCTATTAATCTCGGTTCTGCACTATCTGCCCATATCTCTTCACTCTTACTGATATCTAACTCTCTTAATTTATTTATTATGTCGTTTGTTACTAAACCTCTTTCGTAAAGTAACTCTTCCAAAAAGATTTTATCACCACTTTTATAAACAGCACAAAGAGCAGTGGGGTCGCTACTAAACCCAAAGTCAAGCCCAAAACCCACAAAGTCAGCGTCATACTCACCACATAACTCAAATTGAAAAATTGCTTTATCATTTGGAGCAAACTCACCCTTTCCATATATTTTCCATTTCTTTTCATTCGTATGTTGTAAATCCTCAATTGCTTTAACCATTTCTTTGGAGATATACGGATTATCAGCATAGTTAGTTGTATATCGTTCACAATCCTGCATCTGTCTTAACCAATGATAAGGTGACACAGTAGGGTTATA